GTTAAGCCTCTGATTGGCGTCCTGAAGGAGACGTGGAACCCCGATAACTTCCTGTTTTATGGGCCGGCTACACCAGAGAAACTACATTACTGGCTCCAGAGGTTGATCTTCGGGAGTGGAACGTTTTTCTGGGCTGACTATTCAATGTATGATAATACACACAGCGAAGAGTCTTGGGATTTCATGGAGCACTTGTATCGAGAGTCTGGCATCACCAATTCTGATACTTGGCGGATGCTCTCCGCTTGGAGGGCCCCGAAGGGCACAATCGGACCAATGAAGTTCAGGGGGAACGTTATGAACGCCAGCGGAAGGGATGATACAGCCTTAGCGAATGCCGTGCTGAATGGTTTCGCTATGTACTTGTCGGTCTGTGCTGCCTATTATGAGAAACCGCTCCTGGAGTTGACGGTAGATGACGCGGAACGTTTCCGGCCACAATGCATCTTGAGTGTGTGCGGCGACGATTCTCTAGGCAGATTGCCTTTTCTACCCGTAGAGAGACGGGCGGATTTCTTCCAGGCTGTTGGTCTAAATATCTCCATGTTCGGCTTTGAAGCCAAACTCAATTACTCCGACAAATTGTATGATGCCGTATACCTTGGCATGCGACCCTATCCGACCTTCAAGGGTTGGTTCTGGGGCAAGACCATTGGTCGCGCAACCTATAAGATGGGTTGGAGTTTGATGGAGAAGGGTCGTGATCTAACGGCCCACATGACTGGCATTGCCGACATGCACACGCTGTGCTCCTCGCACGTTCCAGTTTTAGCCGACATGGCTAGACGAATCGTTGAGTTGAGGAGAGGTTGTAAGCGCACCCCTGTTCAATTTGATCCGAATCGGCCTTGGGAATGGACGCTTGGGGGTGGTGAGTATGATGAAACCACCCTCAAGGCGGTCGCCGATATGTACTCCCAGGTGCCGACAGGCGGTTGTCCCAGCCCCCATTCCGTCGTGACTGTGGCGGATGTCCAGGACTTGATCAAAGAGATAAGGTCCGTACCTCGTCTGCCCTTTATTGTGGATCACTGGCTTTGGCGCCGGATGATCCACAGTGACGACCTCTAGGGTTCGGGCCTGCGGGCCCTGCGGCCGGTTAGCCGGCTGACCTCTTATGGGTCGAGCCCACTTAGGGCTATTCTGAGTGGTTGCTTTAAGCAATGGTAAAACAAACTGCACTTCGCTCGCTAGAGACTGTGGCGCGTACGATTGCCCTTCCTTCTGAGGAGCGGCCAATCCGCCACCCAACATACCCGGCCACCAGGCGGACTGCCGTGCTCGGCTTCCAGGCGTTTCAGACTGTTTCAGCTGAGGTCGCCAGTGGTCGAGGCATGCTGTTTAATCAGCCAGGTATTCCGTTATGGCAGCAGGGTTTGTCGACACCTTGCTATCAGACTTACGAATGGTCACAGAACGATGGTACTTGGCTATCTATGCCGACGACCGTCGCCGCTGGTGATTTGCTTGCGGACACTTTCGAGCTGTATGCCGCCAGCACAGCAAATTATCCTTTCAGTTCAGCAGTAACGAACTACGGTTACGTTGCTAAGGATGGCAACAAGACTTATGTTTACCACCCTGGTGGTTTGGCTCGTTTTGCCCTCACGATGAAGAATGTTGGCGTTTTTCCTAACCCTTCTATCGTGACTGTTGGTTACGCCCGTTGGTCGAGCGTGGGTGAAGAGGCTGGCTTTGAGGCCAGTGCCTCTTACTCCAGCTCCACCGTGGCGCAGACTGGGCAGCTTGACTTACCCGCCGGGTGGTACCGGCCTGTTACTCTCAAGGGAGGATGGGCCTTCAGCACTTCTGGGTCTGCTGAGTATTCGTTGTCATTCGTCGGGCAGGGCTCTAGTGTTACGGGTTATTTCCCCGTGATGCCCCGACCTGCTGAGTCTTCTGTCACTGATGTCCCATATCGAACTTCACGAACAACGGCTGTT